AACAATTAAATATCATATTAGGTCTAATTTTAATATTTGTATTTACCTTATTAACTATTTCTGGTACAGTTTTACTTAATCTTATTTTATCAAAGTAATCAACATCAATACTATTTAGTAAAAATAATTGTGTCTGTATATTTATATTTATGGTTTTATTTGATCCTATAGCTGTTTTAGTATAAATAATTGATTGATTATTATATACATATGTTTGTTCTATTTTTAAGTATAAATTATCTATATAATAATTTAGATTTGGATCTAATTGTAATAAATTATTATCAATCGAAAAGATTTCATATTTATAATAATCACCTATTGTTAATAATTTAACTATAACCGGTATTACTATTTTTTCATTATATATATTAGTATTATCAAAATCAAAGAAATTTAATATATTAGTATCAGAATGATTAGTATATTCAGATTTCCATGTTGGATTGATCATTTTATAATCTTGAATATAATTTTTTTCATATAAATATATAACAGATAAATTATTTCCTAAATAGTCATCACTAATTAAATAATACTTAGAATTTTCTAATTTTATAGTTAATGGATTAGTAATATTTTTAGTTAAAAATATATCTTTATTAATAAAATTAGAACCATTTTCAATTTGTAATTTAAATTTATTATTTTCATTTATTGGAATACCAATTGTTTTAATTGGATATTTATACCAAATTATTATTTCATTTTTATTTATATCAAGTAGTGTGTTTAATTTAAAATAAATAATTAGATCAAAAGTATAATTAAAATTTATAAAATCAATAACAATTGGATATATTTTATCTAAATAAAATGTTGATGTTTCGTATAAAAATTTAGTAAAAAATTTTAATTTATTTGGATATAATATTTGAACATAATGTATTATATATTCATTTTTATGTGTTAATTCTAATATCAAATGATAAGAATTGATTGTAAAATCATAATTTATTAAAGGTAAATAATTATTAGTAAAATTACATTCTAATTGATTATTATTTATTTCTAATTGATTATTATTTATTTCTGATTGATTATTTAAAATAACATTTATTAATTGATTTTTATCAACTGAATAGTAAATATTATTTATAGCTTTTTGATCAATAGGATGTTGATAATTTTCTACATTTAGTATAGAAAAACTCTTTTCTAAATATAGTACTAATGGTGTAAATGATATCATAACAGAACCAGTAATTTTTATAGTATTTAATAATTGAATAAATATTGTTGTATCTCTATAGATTAAATTTGATATATAATTAATTGTTGAATTTATTTTAATTGGTTGTAAATAATAAAAGTAATTATTTATAATAAAATTTAATTCTACACTAATACTAGTTAAATCAATAATTGTTGAATTAGCTTTTATGCAAATATTATTAGTTATATTTTGATGTTTTATATAAAGTTCATTATTAAAATAAACTTTTGAATTATCAAATCTATAATATCGTATTAATAAGTTTCTATTAAAATAAATATCTGGTAAATTAATAATACTTTGATTTAAAACATTATAAAAATTATAATCAATTTCTATTATATCAGAGTTTAAAAATAATTGTTTCTCAACATTATCAGAACCAGTAACTTTTCCAAAATTATCAACATAAATATTTGTAATAATAAAAGGTTGATTAGGACAATAAAAATTATAAATTCCGTCACTAAAATTAATATTATTAAAAAATATTATTTCGTGATTATTTATTAACTTAATTTTATATAATTCATCATTAAAGTATAAATTATCTAATACAAATAATCTATCAAAATTATTAAACTGATAAAATTTATTATTATAACAAACTAATTTATAGTAATTTCCTTTTTCACCAAATGAAAATATATCAGGTATTAACTCAAGTTTATTAAAAATTAATAAATTATTATTTTTTAAATAATAATCACCAAATTTTAATACACTTGAATCCTGGTTATATATTAATGGTTTATTTAATGTTTTTTCAAAAGTAAAATCTACTTTTGAATCAATAATACCTAATGAATAATAACCACTTATTTTACTGTTTATTTTACTATAAACTGTATTCATTAATTGTAAATCATATTCATTATTCATTGTATTAAGTCCTAAAACTAAAAATATATTTTCATTTAATAGAATCAATTCATTCATGTGAAAATCATTATAATCAAAAGCTTTGATTTTAAAATTAAAATTTTGATCTTTAAATAAAACAAAATTATTTTTATTAAAATGTACTTCATTAAATGAATAATATATAGTTAATTCTTTTGTGGTATTAATAGCATTTTGATTAATTATATTTAAATAAAATCCATCTGCTTCTGTATTTATATTATTAATATAATAATAATTTCCATTATTGAATAAAATTAAAAACACAGCATTTTTAATTATATTAATTACAGAAGAATCTAAATAAACAAAATTACTATTAAAACTTTTAATATTTATTCTTTCTAATAATTTCAACTTTGGTGTTTGTTTTATAGATTTTTCAAAATTATAATCTAAAACTTGTATTGATCCATTATCTTTGTAAATGTTATTTAAATAATATTGTGATTGTAAAACTCTTGGATAATTATTATAAAAGAAATTACTTAAAATTAATTTTTTGTTACTTACACTTACTATTTGTGGTAATGCTTCTAAAAATTGTATATTGTTATTTATTATAAGTATTATATTAGTTTGTGAAGGTGTTATATATATTGGTTCTGTTATATTTCCAGACGTATAGATAAACTTAGTATTACTGATATAAACCCAAAAATACAATGGATATACATTATTTACTAATAATTTGAATAAATAAAATGTATTATAAACAATATTTTGATTATCATTAAAACTTATTGTATTCGAAGTAAAGTTTTTATTTGAAAATATATTAATAGATGGATTTAATGATTCCAAGCTATTAATATTATTAGTAAATGATATATCTAACTTTACGAAATCTTCATTAATTATTGGTATATTATTTATAATAATTAATGAATCAGTGTATATAGTATTATTATATGTATATCTAAATGTTGGTATTGGTTTAATACCAGGAGTATTATTTTTTAATATTATTGGTCTAATAAAATGTTTATTATTTGTATCATATAAACCAATATCAACTTTCATTTCATCACTTCCTAAAAATTTTATTATTGTATCAGTATAATTATTAATAACTAAATTTCTATTATATATTAAAGATTGTAAAACATATTCGTTTCTTATTAAATTTATATTACCGCTAATTGTATTTTCTAAAAAGTTATCTATTAAGTCTAAATGATTTATTTCTTTTGATAATGGTATTATTTTTTTAAAATACTGATCATTTAACAAATATATTAAATTAAAATTACCAATATTATAGTAATTAATATTATTATCTATAATAATTACTTGTGTATTAATGGATTCTAAATAAATATACCTATTATTTATTAAATAGTAAGAATATAAAATTAAACCATCAGTAGAATCAAAATTTATAATTATATTATTACCTATTATGTTAATATTTCCACTAATTTTTACTTCAATCAAATTTAAATTAGTTTTTGGTAAAATAAAAAGTTGATAATTATTTTTTTTTAAAATACCATTATTTAAATCTTTGAATAATAAAATATATTTATCTAGTTTGATATAACTAGTGTCTTTATATTTGTTAAATACACCATATTGTTCATTTGAAATTATATTAAAAGAATTATTTATCTTAAATGGTGGTATTGGTTTATAAAAATAATTATAATATTTTAAATCTATATTAGTCATTGAATCTGAATAAATAAACGTAAAATTATTAATTGTTTTAATAATTGGTTGAAATACATTATTAACTAAAAAGTTATTATTACTGACGTTATCAGTTGTATAATGTGTAAATATATAAGACTCTAATACCTCCATACTATTCACTTTGATAAAATTAAAATCAATCAGAGAATTAAAATTATAATTAACTAAATCATTTATATTATTAGGTTCAATTGTACTTATAAAAAACCTTGTATTTGTATAATCAAATATATTAGTTGATACAATCTCTATAATATTATTATCATTATCAAATACTGAAAAAAAGAATGAATTTTTATTATAAATTATGTTACCAAAGTTATTAATTAAAATATTATTTAAATTTAATTTAACTTTGTAATAATAAATAGTTCCATAAAATGTAAAAGGTTGAATAAAACCATTTTCAGTTAAATTATATAAAAATCCAAATCTATTAATTTTATTCAATACAATTTCAGGAAAAGAACTTTTATTTATAATTGAATATATTTTGTTGTCATCAAATAAAATATAATTATAACCATCATAATTTATAATGTTATTAAAATTAATAATTGTTGATGAATCTAAGTATATAGCTGATATAAAATTAAATTTATTAAGATTGAAAGTATCATCGTTAAATTCAACTATATTTACATCTATATTAGTATCATAATTAATTATATTATCAATAAATGGACAAGAAAATTGCTTAGCATTTATATTACTTGTTGTTAGCATATTATTATTATTATAAATTGAATCTAAATTATCAGTATCTATCGTAAATAAAGTATTATAATTATATTGTGTTGAATTAAAAAATGTATTTTGTATATTCATTTTAAAATCTGGTATATTATTATAATTTTGTTCATACTGATTTTTATTTGATAATAATAAATAATCAGAGTTAACATTAACGTAATTTAATTGTTCATTATAATAACTTTGTATCGAACTTAAATAACTTGAAAGCTTACTATTAATTTTAAAACTACCTGTATATGTTAATAAAGGTATATTATAAATATTATATGTAATACTTTTAATTATTGAATTATTAGAAACAACTGAATTATTATTATAAATATTTAAGCATAGTTTATTATATAGATTATAATCATCATTATTATATTTTGTTAAATCAAAATTATTTAATTCTTTAATATTATTAATTATCTCTAAACTAGTACTACCAAATATATTTTTATCATTCAATGTATTTAAATTTAAATTCAATAGTTCAGTTTGTGATTTTTCAAGCACTTCAATAATATTTATATAATTTGGATCTGAAAATTCTACATCAAATAAATTTATCATAGAATCTATTAAATTATAATTACTATTACTTTTGATAACTTCATTATTAAATATAGGACTTATTTTTTTTCCAAAAAATTGATTAGTATTTAACGGTATTATTAAATTAACTTCATAGTTATTTATAAAATATTTTGTAGTTGTATTAGAATTAAATGGTAAATTATAGATAAATAAATATGGGAAAGAATAATTTATATCAGTTTCTGCTAAAAATATAAATGGAGTCTGTAGAAAGAAATCAAACATATCAGATACTTTATTTGTATTCAAATAAAAATTAGAATAATTATAAAGAGACGGTATATAACTATTATCAATTTCTCTAATATAATATATTCCTTCAATTAAATTATCATATACAATAAAATTTCCATTATCGTATTTTAATAGTATGTATCTATTATTTAATACTAACCAATATGTTTTATTAGTATCATATTCCCAATTTGAACTTTGAGGAATTGGAAATGAGTTATTTATAATTGTATTCGAATCAATACTATCGATATCCTTATAAATAAAATTTACAAATTCAATATTTATTTCAGAAATATTATGTTTATTAAATTCAATATTATAATTAGAAGTTATATTATATGTATTTTGATTGGTTTGAATATCAACTATGTATCTATAAATAATATTATTTGAATTAATTGTCAAAATTTTTAAATATGTAAAATAAATTGATAAAACATTAGTACATGTAAAATTAAAATTTGATATATTAAAAAAATAATTTGAAGCTATATTATCATTTACGATTATACTATCTATTACTTTGTATAAATTAACAATATTAACATCATTGGAAATTATTTTTGTAGATGATTTAAAGGTTATGATTGGTAAATCTAAACTATGTAATTCAGTTAATTTAAATGATGTTTCATTTTTTAAATTAATGGGATTTATAAAATTCAATGTTAATGTTGTATTTTCTAATGTAAAGCTATCAACATTATAAATAATGTTTGTTTGAATATTCATAACACTGTAATTTGTATTTACTTTATTATTATTATACCAATTATTTATGATTATATTGTTTGGAGTATATTTGAAGGTATTAATTTGGTACGAATTATTTATAGTAAAATTTACCAAATTATTAAGTGAAGTTATATCCAATGGAGTATCATTATATTTTTTAAAATCAACAACATTTACATTATTTTTTAAATTATTATAATCATTAGAGCTTATATTAATTGAGCCAAAAAAACTAGTTGAATAAAATAACTCTAAGAAATATTTTTTAATTTGATTTAAAAATAGTAACTTATTCATACTCAAATTAATATAAAATGTCATTCTTCTTTCAAGTTCAAGTGAATCATATAGATCATTGTTACTATCATTATTATTTTTATTATCTATATAATTTATAAAATAATAATTATTGATTTTGTTTCTCCAATAAATCAAAAATATATTATCATTAAAGTATGCTAAACTAATTATTTTTTCAACTAGTTTATATGCTAAATAAGGATATATTAACATCAAATCAACTGGATATATCGTGTTATTTTTAGATTCATTATTAGTATTTATAGTGGAATTTAATTTTATTAGTGATGGGAAATTATTAACCTGTTCAAATATACTTTCATTTAATAATTTAATTAATGATGATGTTTGGTTATAATCATCAAAATTAATTTGTGTTGTAACTGCATCATACTTGTTAATAAATGTGCTTAAAATTATATATAAGTTTGTTGGATTAACTATGTTTAAACTATTAAATAATAAGTTTATTTTATTTTGTGTTATAGAATAATTTCTTTTGTATATTTCAAATACTTGTAACTTTGAACTAATAATTAATGGATCAAAAAATTTATTTAAATTATTATTCCATTCATTATATGAATTATTAAAATTAATGTCATAGTTGGTATTTGGAATATTATTAGTTTGTAATAAATATTTTTTAAAAAAAGTAAAAGATATTAAATTACTAGGATATAGTATTTGAATAATATTATAAATAAACAAAGAGTTATAATTTAAACCATTTAATTGATAGTCTAAATAATTAGTAATATTATTTTGTATACAGTAATTATATATAATGTCCATATCAAAATTAGATGGTGTAATAAATTTTATATCATTATTCAAATAATTTAAGTATCTATCTACTTCATATAAATCATAATAAATTTTATTATCTCTTAAATTATTAAAATAATTATAATTTGTAAAAAGAAAATCATTAATTTTATTATTTAATTTATTAGTATACGAATATTGTGTAATTAATTGATTATTAAATTGAAAATCTTTAGTATCACATATCATTTTACAAAAATACATTTCAAAAAAATTTAAATATCTATATAAAAAACTAATTATTGGATTAATAGTACTTTCATTTAATTGAATAATATTAAATAATAAAGGTAGATCATTAATTTTAATAATTTCTGGAATTAAATTTTGAATAACCATATTTGAATCTAAATTTGATAAATTAACTGAATTATTAAAATTGTTAAATAAATATTCTGGTATAATTGTATAATTATTATTTATATTAAAAATGTAACTATTAAAATTGCTATAAATAATTAATAACTTATTTATATCATATTTTTTACTAATAATTTTTGGATCATTTGTTTTTTTTATTATTGAAAATTTAGGAATTTTTAATGTGTAATATAATGATTTTAATAAATCTCCATAATTTTCTATTTTATAACTATTAGAAGTATTAAAGTTTTTATTTCCTAAATTTTTTATATTCTGTAAAATTGAAAAATTTGTATATTGTTTATAAACTAATTTAAAAAAAGTAATTTCAGGATTATTAGTTAAGGGTGCATCTTGGATACCAGTTGTTATTAGCTGAATTAATCCTCCTATCATACTATTAAGATTAAAATAGAAATTTATCTTTATATTTATAAATAAAATATAATTAATAATAATGTCAAATGATTATTATTTATATTGTGTTATTTTAAAAAATTGTCCATATAGTCAAGCTGCACATGAATTATTAAATTCATATAAAAATATTAAAAAAGACTTTACTTTTATTGAAAGATCCGAAATGGAAAACTACAAAACAGATCTAATTAGCACATTTCCACAAATATATCTTAAACGTTATAATACGAATGGTACTAAATTAATTGGAGGTTATACAGATTTGAAAAATATTATAGATACATTTAAAGATAATATCAATAAAGAAAGTCTTAAAAATTTTATAAAAAATAATAATTCATGGAATAAAAAATCTTTATTACGTTTAATTGAATTAATTAATAGCTAATAAATAATTAAGATAGTATGATTGATCTATTTTTAAATAATCCAACTTCATTATAATTTGAATCAAAAACTTTACCTTTTTCTTTATTCTCATAGTAATATACTTTACCATCATGTTCAATTCTATCTAACAGTTCTTCACTATTTATTTCACTATTTTTATCATTAGATTCATTTAAACTTATGATGTCTTTAGATTTCAAGTATTTACTCTTTAATGTATTAATATCTAAATCTTCACCTTCAGCTATTTTGTTTAAAAGAGCACATTTTTCTTCAAGTAAAATTTTTGAAAACTCTTTTTTTATTTTCTTATAATATTCACTCACGTGCGTTGTGAAAGTTTCTAGATTTTCTTCCATCTTACTAATTGATGAGTATATTTCAAGATTTATATCAGTAATTTCTTTTGATTTTTTCATTACTAAATAAATCCTATTGAATTTTATTATAATTCAATTTTTTTAATTAATTATCTGAAACTATGTGCATGACCCCAACAATATAAAACATCATCACATCTATATTGAGATATTTTATTACAATAAAAACATTTATTCTTGTTTTTAATTTTAATCTCAATTAAGTTTTTATTATAGTAATTAATTGGTATAGGTTTCTTATTTTCAGATGATGTTAACAGAATGTTAACATCATCTATTTTGATTGTTTCTTTTATATTTAATTTTGAACTTTTCATTAAAGTTTTCATTTCTTCTAGAATATTCTCCATTATTAATAACATTAATAATATTAATTATAGTATTCAATTTTTTATTAGTATTAACTTTGTAATCGGTATTTATTAATTTAATATTATGATTATATTTATTGGTTGTAGATATATTGTTTTTAGATATATTGGTTGTAGATATATTGTTTCTGGATATATTTGTTTTTATATCACGTGGATTTATTTTACAACAATCTATTGTACTTTGGTCAACCCATGATTTTATAATATCATCGTCATTCCAATCACCATATAATCTTTCTATATACACCATATTATTTAATTTTCTTAATAATAGACTAATATTTCATTTTTTTCTATTAACAAAAATAATTTTTCTATTAACAAGAACAATTTTTATAACAAACAGGAAATGGAACAACATCTTTAATACTTTCCATTCCAGTAAATAACATACATAACCTATCTAAACCTAACCCAAAACCTCCATGTGGTACAGTTCCAAAACGTCTTAAATCTAGATAAAAATCTAATGGTTTTGGATCAACACCTTTAATTTTCATTATATTTAATATTTTTTGTAAATCTTCTTCACGCATTGATCCTCCAATTAATTCTCCTACTTTATATGGCATTAATAAATCAAAGTTAGAACATGTAATATTATCTTCATTTTGTTTCATATAAAAACTTTTAATACTTATAGGCCAATTAGTTACAAAAACTGGATTATTATCATGATATTCAGTTAAAAAATTTTCACATTCACTTGATAAATCTTCACCATATACAATATTAATTTGACTATTATCAGTAACAATATTAATCGCATCTTTATAATCTAATCTTATAAACTTACTTTCAATAAGTGATTTTATTTTACTAATAATTCCTTTTGAAATAAATTCATCTAAACAATTTAAATCTTCATTACAATTATCTAATAGATATTTTCCAACAAATTTAATATAATTTTCTCCAACATCCATTAAATCTGTGAGATTTACGAAACAATTTTCTATTTCTAAATGGATAAATTCTGATAAATGTTTATTTGTACTCGAATGTTCACTTCTAAATGATTTGTTTGTAGTATAAACAGCACCCATTGAACAACTTATTGCTTCCAATTGTAGTTGTGATGATACAGTTAAATAAACTGGTTTATCAAAATGATCTTTTGACCAATCATATTTATTGGTATCTTTTATTTTTTCAAAACTATTTAAATTAGTAATATCTTTTTCGGTTATCTGAAAAACACCAGCTCCACCTTCGCATTCATTAATTGTTATAATATTTGGATCTAAATGTAAATAGTTATTTTCTTTAAAAAATAAATGAGTTGCAAATGAAATAGCACTTTTAATTCTAAATACTGAACTATAAGTTCTTGTTCTAAATCTTAAATGAGGATAATTTCTTAAGTATGTTAATGGTAATTTACCTTTCGAAAGTGGATAAAAATCTGGATTAGCATCTCCCAATACTTTTATTTCTTCTACATTTAATTCAAAGTTTTGACCTTTTGCAGGAGATTTAACTAAACTTCCTTTTACATTAACTGACGTACCTGTATTTATTGTATCACATATTATTTTACTATTATCTATAACTAATTGTAGTCCTTCTGCATTACTACCATCTGTTATTTTAATAAATGAATAATCTTTTTGATTTCTAATTGTTAATACCCATCCATTTACCTCAATTATTTCATTATTATCAAGAACTAAACTTTTAATTAGCATTAGTTATTTATAATGTTATGTTTTTAAATTAGTTCACTTTTAATTAATTTTGGAGTATAATCTAATTGAATACTATTATCTTATATATTTATTTTATAATACTAATATCATCTATTTCTAAAAATTTCTGTTTACACTCTTTCAGATTTAAAATGCCGATTTTACTCAACAAAAAAATATTCAATGTTTGCCCGTTGTAGAGCGTGTAAATTATGATTTTGTTAAGGAGACAACCTTAACTGATTAATTGGCTTTAACATTCTTTAGAAAAATTTTTTTAACCTTATTAATAAAAACTTCATAGATTAAATATATTTATTTTTTTAAAATTAAGTTTATAATGTATTTAAAAGATAATATTCAATTATAAATAATGTTTCTTATAGATAAATACAATAAAATATCGAATGATTATATATCTAAAAATCAAATGATCGAAAAGATATTAAATTGTTTTAATACTCACAATAATATGTATAAAAATATTGATAATATAGTTAATAAATCACCAGATGAATTTATAAATATAATAGAGGATTTAGAAAAAGGTACATGGAAATATTCTAATTTTCAACATTTAATAGTATATGGTTCTTTAACAACTAATAAAGAATTTTTAGTAAATTTATTATTAGAGAAAATTTATGGTAAATCAGGCATTGAATTAAAAGAAGTAGAATATATTATAAATGGCTATGGTAACACTAAAACTAAAGTTACTATTAAACAAAGTAAATATCATATTATTATTGAACCTAATTCTAATGGATTTGATAAATATTTAATACAAGAAATAATACAAAATTATGCTAAAACTGAATTATTAAATATTTTAAAATATAAAAAATTATTTAAGGTAGTCGTTATTAATAAATTAGACAATTTATCATATTATGCACAAGCATCATTAAGAAGAACAATGGAAAAATATTCAGAAAGTTGTAAATTTATTTTTATTTGTGATCAATTATCGAAAATAATTGAACCAATAAGAAGCAGATGTATACTATTTAGAACATCATTACCAACCAATGAACAAATATTAGAAACACTATTACATATATCAGATAAAGATCAACTAAATATATCTCTAGAGGATTATAATGAAATTATAACTAATTCAGAAAATAAAATTAATAATGCAATTTGGTTATTAGAACTTAAAAAACATGATATTGATTACTCAGATAATTGGAATTTATTAATTAATAAAATAGTAATAATGATTTTAAATAAAAAAAATTATAATAACAAAAGATTTTTTCAAGTTATAAATAAAATTAGAGAGTGTTTTTATAATTTATTTATTACAAATATTCCAACACAGACAATTCTTAGATTGATAATGATGGATTTATTAAAAAATATATCTGATCTTAAATTAAAAATAAATGTAACAGAAATTACTTCTATATTTGAACTAAGATTATCACAAGGTACACGACATATTATACATTTAGAAGCATATATTATTAGACTGTTTTATTTATTTAATATGCATCATAATGGGAGTGATTATAAATATAATTTAGATCAACTCGAAATATAAATTAACAAGTAAAAATAAATTATTAGTAATCATAATAATATATCACACATAATATTATGTCTAAGAATAGTAAATTATTATTATTTAATAAACAAATTTTAAAAAAAATAAATAAAATAAATAAAAGAGGAAAATTAGATACACTCCAACAACCTAATAAAATATTTAGAGTCATTTGTGAAGAAAATATTTCATATATTAAAAACAGTGAATTACCAGATATTAAAAAAAATAATCCATATGAAGCGGTATTGATTGAATTTAGGTGTTTTCCACATTTAGAATTTCTAATACGCAACACTATTATTAAATTAGGAAATAAGTGGAGTCATACAGTTGTATGCAGTAACTTGAATTATGATTTTATGATTACTATGTGTGTAAATATTTCTTCTGAAATCACTGTTATTAAAACCGATTATGATAATTTAAATAAATCTACTTATAATTTAATGTTGGTAAGCAAAGAATTCTGGGAACTATTTGCGGGAGAAAAAATATTGCTGTATCAGAAAGATTCATGTATTTTTAAATCTAATATTGATGATTTTATGCAATGGGATTATATAGGTGCACCTTGGCCAAAACATCAAAATGATTCTCTAAATAGTGTTGGAAATGGTAGATTTTCTCTGAGAACAAGACAATGTATGTTAGATGTGATTGACAAAGTTTCTATTTGTGATACAAAAATTGAGACCAGTACACTCGAATATATGCAAAATACAGGAATTACAATTTGTCTAGAAAATGTTTATTTTTCAAAGAATATGCAAGATTATGGTATAGGAAAAGTGGCTGATTGGAATAGCTCATGCGCTTTTTGTACTGAATCAATTTACAATGAAGATAGTTTTGGCGGTAATAATTTTTGGATAAGCGATAAAAATTGGAAAGAAAGAATATATAGGTTGGTTGATTTAATTTGTGATAAAAATTATATAGAGTTCAAACCTATTCAAAATCCTAAATGTGTTTGTATTTATGCATATTACGAAAAAGATGAAAAATATAAAGAAAATTTAGGATATTTTTTAAATAATGGTATATTAGATAATATAGATTATTATATTGTTATAAATGGTTCATGTACAGTTACTATACCTGAACGTAATAATTTAATAGTTATTAATAGAGAAAATAAAGGTTATGATTTTGGTGCTTGGAATTTCTGTATAAATAATTTTATAAATAAAAAATATGATTATTATATTTTTCTAAATACATCAGTCAGAGGTCCTTATTTAAATGATAATAATACAGATTGGGTAAAAGAGTTTTTAAAATTATTTAATACTAAAGATGTCAAATTAGTGGGTACTACTATTTCCATATTTAGTAATGCATCTAGATATTTTGATAGAACATTACTAAGAAATATTTCAAACCATGGTGGTCCTTATACACATGTCCAGTCAATGTTTTTTATACTAGATGATGAAAGTTTCACTTATCTAAAAAAGCTTGATTTTTTTAAACAAGATTTTGATAATTTTAAAGATTTGATCGAAAATAAAGAAATCGGAATGAGTCAACTAATATTAAAGAACAATTGGAATATTAATTGTATTTTACCTAAATACCAAAATTACGACTATAGAATGGTTAAAAAAAATTTTAATCCCGCTAGTGAAGATCCATGTAGGAAAGGTTCTTATTTTGGTAAGTCAATTGATCCATATGAAGTTATATTTTTTAAGAACAATCGTTATTAGAAACATTGTAAAGTTATTCGGTAGTTGATGTTGAATATAATTTATATAAAATATTTATTCCATTAATAAAATCATCTTTAAATTTAAGATGGTGTAAATACGATCAAGCAATTTTAACTATATTATACAAAAAATATATAAATAAGAATAAACTACCTTAAAATGCACCCAGATTTTAGTTAAAAGATAAAATCATTATTAAAGAAACTGTAATATTTTTATGAATTATTTTATATATCCTTCTCTACCTACTCATTGTACCTAGTAGCTAATTTCAGTTCCATGTTACAAATTATTACATTTGGAAATTGTTTAGTGCAATCAACATGTTCTTATATCTTGTTATAATAATACAAAAAGATATATAATTAAATAGCCATTTTTATTAAATATCATGTTATAAAAAAAAAATTTTGTAAATAATTACAATTAAAATAATATTTTCTATATTTTTTATATGAGTATAAATTTAGAAGAAAAAATTAATTTAATTCATGATTTTCTTAATAATAATATAAATAATTGTTATAGTATTGATAATATTAAAATAAATAAAATTAAATTAGATGATATTAGAATATCAGATAGTAAAATAAATGATAATTTATTAAAACAACTTTTTGATAATAATCAATTTCAATTTTTATTCGAAATCAATAAAGAATTATATTATAAAATTTATTCTAATAGTTTTCCACTAATTATTAAATTATCATTAGAAAATTTAAATAAAGCTAACAATGATTCATTGATAACATATATTTTAAGTGAAATTACATTGAAAGAACATATTAATATATTATTACCCATATTAAACTTGGATGTTAAATTATCAAGTATTAAAAAATTATTAGATATACGATCAACCGAAGATTTTAAAGATGCTAAAGAAAGTAAAATTATCCAAATCAAATTAAGAGAAGGATTTAATAAAATAACTTTATCAAATGAATATATTAAGAATGATAAAAATTTTAAGTATAATATTTTTTTATTTTTAATAATATTTACACTAGCTAAAATTAAAAATAAATATCCTCAATTTAAACATAATAATTTAATCCTGAGTAATATTTTGATTGAAGAAAAATTAGAAAATAAAAATGAATTTAAATTAGATAATTTAAACTATGAATTACCAAAATATAACTTTAATCCAAAAATTACAAATTTTGAAGAAAGTTATATTTCAGATAAAACAATTAATGATACAAATTCAAATATTTTATTAGAAGAAAGTACATATAATAATGAAGATATCGATACTACTGATAATGGTGAAGTTAGTACAGTAATTGATGAATTATCAGAAGATAATAATAAAAATACTACGTATTCAAAAAATAATATTTCATACTTGAATAATATTGATGATATAATTAAATTAAGTAAAGATATTTTAAAAGAAAATATAAATTTAAATTTAGAAACAAAAAAATTTCTTAACAAAATTATAGAATCAAATAAAATGAAAAAAACTAATTATAATAATTTATTAGATGATGAATATTTTAATGAATTTAAAAATACACCTAATGAAACTAAAGTTTATAAAGGAATTTTTTCAACAAAACTTAAAAATAATAAAGATGAACATTTAGGTAAACAAAAAAATATATTAAATATTGATATTTCATACACAAATAAAAGAAGTATAAAACCACAATTTATTGAAAAAATAGATTTTGAACTTAATAATATATATAAAAATAAAGACTCAATTAGTGATACTGAAGTTAGTATTTATTCTTCAAAAAGAAATATTAAATCACAAATTGTTAAAAATATAGATTCTGAAGTTAGTAGTAAAAGAATCATTAAAAGACACACTAAAGAAAATAATGAATTAGTTGGTGGTTATGATAAAACAATAACTCCACCTTATAAAAATGAAAAAAATACTCCATTTATAACAAATGATGAACGTAGTACTTTTAAAAAAAAAAGTATGGAAAATCCTCCAAGAGAACCTCCTGTATTACTTGAACAGAAGATTTATGATACATCTAAATCAAAACCACCACCTCCACAAGTACCTCCTGCATATGTCCCAGTATACGATGAAGTTGGTAGTGCTATAGCCCAAATTCCACAATTTAATAATATGTCTGCACCAAATCCTGCATATGCACAACCTTTTCAAAAAGTTTATAATATTAATTTATCTAATCCAATTTCAAACTTTACAACGATTAATCGTGTTTTTGAAGATATATTACCAGGTGACCCAAGAACATTAAGTTTCACTACTATATATGAAAGAATACAACTTAAAAATTATATGAGAACTTTAATACTTAATACTAAAGATGGTGAAGAAATGACTGTTAATGGAGGCAAAAATTCGATATTATCCTATATAAAATTAATGGATATAAATCCATATACACTAAATAAAAATCCATTTGAAGATTTAGCTAAAAATTTCTTAATATTTCGAGCAGCATATCCAATTAGATATGATAATCAAAGTAAAAGTATAGAAATTTCAAAACAAGCAGTTGGATTAAATATAAGACTTTATAATATGTCAATCGGTGAAGTAAGAGCTGAAACTATCAATAATAGTATTAATAAATTTGAATTTGATTTATGGAGAGAAATTGAATTTTATAGAGAAATTAGAGATAATGTTATTTTGAAAAATGTTTCACCCAATTTTATTAGTATGATTTTGTATAAAGTAGATTCAAAATCAGTTTTAGATTGGAATAAATTATCAGTTGGTAGAAATAGTATTAGTTATTCTAATTCATATAAAGTTAATGCATTACATGATTTAAAAGAGTTAAAAGTTATATTAAATAAAAACAGATTAGATCCTAATAGTGTTGTAAATATTTTTTGGATTAGTAATATTAGTAATGATAAAAATAGTTTTTGGTTAAATATTGAACTTGAACTTAAAAATAATAAACAATTTAATTTATTATGGATTGACCCAAGTAAAGTAGAGTTTAATAAATTTATAAATGATAGAAACGTAACTAAATATCCAACATTATTGATTGAATACAATAGTTCTTTTAAAAAATATGGAGGTGAACCAAACGTAAATTCATTACTAAATTTTATTAATACTGAATTATTATTTACAAATAAACTCGATATTACAATTTCATCAGGACATACATTATTATTAGTTACAGAAGCACCTAATACAAGTATAATTAAATGGGCATCTCCTATTTACGAAGGGTTTGGTTCTCAATGTAAAATGATATCAACAGGATATAGATCAGCTGAAGTTTGGAGATCAGTTATATTCCAAATAATATATATTCTTACTGTATTACAAGAAAAAGATATCTATTTTAGAGAATTAAAAATAGAGAATAATTTTTACATAAAAGATTTATTTTATGATCAAACAACTACTAATTATTGGATTTATAATATAGATGGTTTTGAATACTATGTTCCTAATTATGGATATCTTGTATTATTTGATTCTAAATATTCTGATATTAATTCAATGGTTAATAATAGTAATCCAAATCAAAGAGAATTTAAAATATGTTCAAATAAATTATTTGTTAATAAAAATGGATCATTTTCTATTTCTAATAATGATGTTTTTTATTACTTACAATTAAAAGAAATATTAAGTAGCTATAATTTTCAAACAAAGTTACCTTCCTTAGGAACACATGCAATTGACCCAGTAATATGTACATTAATTAATAATATAGAAGCAAACACATATAATAATAAAATTAAAAATATATTTATTGATCAATTTAAAGAATATTTAAATAATAGAATTGGTACTATTTTAATGGTATCTGAGAAAGAAATAGTAAATGCTTATTATAAACCAAATTTAAATCCAGGTAAATTATTAGTTTATAGAGAACGTTTTGATTTATATAAATGGGTTATTTATAAAGAAGATAAGAAAAATAATAAACATATTATTATAACAAAAGATAATAATAATAAATATAGTGAAATTGAAATACACCAAAATAAATTAATTGGATTTCCTCCTAATGAAAAGATAAATTTAAACAATATTACAGATCAAAATATTATTGAAAAATTTTTCTTAGGTAATATTGTATAAATTAAATCATATAAAATTAAATAATAATATAGTGCTAATAATTTAATATTATATATCGTTTTCTATTTCTAACACTTTTTCTTCTAATTCCATTGTATTTAATGTATCTAGTTTCTTTTTATCAGATCCATTATATATTAACAATTTAATTGAATTTAGTTTATAAGCTTTATAACTTGGATATATTCGTTGATTATCTTGATCAGTAAATTTTGTATCGTCGTCATTTAACATATCTAAAAACTTTTCAAGTCTTATAACATATTTTTCATTTAATTTATTTTTATTTTTTTCTAGAGATAAGTTTATTTCTTTAACATGAGTATCAATAAGTTCATTTAGCATTTCATTCTTTCTAACAGATATAAATTGTTTACCATCGAATACATAAGCTAAATCATCCTTCATGTTAGTAATAAATATATTACTGTATTCAGGTAGATCTTCATTAAAATGAATTTGTTTAATAGATTCTTCTAATGACATGTATTGCTGATTTAAAATATGTTTAACCTGTTTATTATTTAGCACTTTTTGATAATCTAAATCACCAAATTTAACATACGTATTATTTATATTATTAGTAATTTTACCATGATTTATGTTATTATAATTTAATTGATTGTTTATTTTTTGCAATGTTTTATGATGCATTTTACCTTTTTCTTTTAGTATTAAAGCAAATTGTTCTTTCATTTCATTTATTGTATTTTTTAAAACTTCAATTTCATTTTTATCATTTGTTTTATTTTTACATTTTTGTTCATGTTTCCATTTAGATTGTTGTAAATTATATATTTTATTACAATACTTACAATTATATATTTTTATTTTGTTATTAGTTGTTAATAAGTTGTTATTAGTTGTTAATAAGTTGTTATTAGTTGTTAATAAGTTGTTATTAGCTGTTAACAAGTTGTTATTACTATTATGAAATTTTTTGTTGTGATTCCATAAGCTTTTATAACTTGAATAGTCTTTGTTACATACTTTACATGGGAATTCCACTTTTAATTCCATTTTAGTATCCATATATTTATACTATATATTTTTATTCTTATATATTTTTAAAAAGTGGAAAAATGGATATACACTTTTATATTATGCGGAGAGAGAGAGAGAGCGGTATAAAATAAAGTATTTTGAAAATTTTTATTTCATGGTAATTATTTCTAAATAATTATAATATGGATAATATATTAAAACTAATAATATGGCGAAAATCAATGTTAATTAGAGAAAATAAAACTCAGTTAAGAAATTTCTTATATAAACAAAATGGTGGTTCTGGTAAAAAACTTAAAGTAACATATAATAATCATAAATATATATTTGAAGAAGTAATGGATGATAATTATTATGTTTTATATTCAAAAGATGAATTTGATTGCGTCGCTGTTATAATTGATAAGGAATATAACAAAGCAGAAATTCATGGTATCGGTAATTATAAATCATGCTTAGATGAAATAAATACAAATGTTGGTTCTACATTATTAAAAATAACAATTAAAATGTTACAAAAATATAAAGAAAAATTAAATATTAAAAAAATATTACTAACTGATAATAGTTTAAAAAAATGCAATAATAAAAATATAGAACTTTCAAAAATGTTAATCCTTTTAACAGGTGATACATGGTACGGCAAATATGGTTTTAAACCAGTAGAAGAACGATTAATAGAATATTATGAAAATAATAAAAAAATAATGAATACAATTACAATAAAAGATATTGATTTAATAAAATATCTTAAAATGACAAAACTTAATGAACAAATAATTGAAAATTCTAAAAAATTTATGAAAAATCATCAATCATTTTTAGTAAAAGATTATTTATCAAGATTTCTTAAAGAATATGATAATACATGTGAGTATTTTTATGATTTTTACTTTACATTATTTATTGATTTAAGATTATATGATTTTCATCATCGTACATTTGAATTAATTATTTAGTATAATATTTCGTCAAATTTACTAAAAAGTTAAAAATGGATATACACTTTTATATTATGCGGAGAGAGAGAGAGCGGTATAAAATAAAGTATTTTGAAAATTTTTATTATATTTAATTATTATGATCATAAAAATTAACACAGATTTTATTATGTTTGTAAATAATGATATATCATTTTCGAATTGTAATATAAGTTGATCTTTTAATTTATCTTCAGTTAATAATCAGATTTTTTTTTATAATTTTAATTTCTTCTTTATTTCCACACATAACTGATATGAAAAATCGTGGTTTATTATTAATAGGTTCAGAATGTATACCTACTAAATTATTATTATTTTTTGGAGAATCTGTTAAAAATATTGTTCCTTGATGATTATTTGGTTGAACTATTTTAGCATCTTTTAATTTTTTTGCAAGTATTTTCCTATATTTATCATCAATTTCTAATATTTCATTAATCTTCATTCCATTTTTATCAATATATTCTTTTTGTTCTTTGAACATTTTATCAGTAGTTTCAAAAAATTTGTTTTTTGATTCAATATCATTATCATTAATAAACAGTGTAGAAGGACCTTTAAGCAATGTAACAAATTTAGATTGATTTTCAAAACCATCAAAATGCCATCTTGAAATATTGAAATCTTTATTAGGTAGAAAAGTACGTATTTCTAAACAAATATAATCTTTATTATAACCTTTCGTTATTTTATCTAATAATCTATAAATGATATCCTTTATTATATGTATATCTTTATCAATATTGTTTCCAATATTAGATATAAATTTTAATATATTTATACTTTTTTTACCTTTGCTATAATAATCTCCTTTTAATAAAGTATTTCTATTAAATTTACCACAATAAGAAAAAAGAAGTTCATTATTAATCTTAAAATTATCAATTATTTGTTTTTCTTTTTCTTTATATTTGATATCAAATATTCTGTAACTTGTATTTTTTTCTTTTAAATATTTTTGAATATTTTTTTTTATCAATGACATTAAACTTTATGTATTATATACGGCTAGATATTTTTAAAAAGTTGAAAAATAGATATACACTTTTATATTATGCGAGGTATCCAATAAAGTATTTTGAAAATTCTTACTATATTTGTAAATAACAATATAATGAGTTAAATTTTTGTAAATTATTTAAAAACAAAATTGTAAACAAAATAATAGCTATGGAAAAAGAGTATATTACTGTTTACGAGTATGAAAAAAATGTAAATCCATGTTTAATTCATGTTCCTTTTTATGAAAAAAATATAAACGAATGTGATTATGGTATCAATATTATAGATTTCTCAAATATATTTAATGTAATTCATAAATCAACAACCCCAAACTTATTAGCATCCTTCATTAAAATACAAGAAAATGATAATATAGAATTAAATAATAACGAAAATATTATAGAGTTTAATGGAACATCTCATTTATTTTATATAATAAAAGGAACCTGTTCTATTTATATTGATAATGATGAACAAAATCTTTATGTTGGTGATATTTTAATTACACCCTGTTTTAATACAATTAAAATAAAAAATACAGGTAACGAAGAATTACAAATTTATTATGTTAATGACAGTCCATTGGTAAATTATCTTGGAAATAAAGCAAATAAAAAAATATTTAAAACTGCTATTTATAAAAATGAATTTCTTATTCAAAAATTAAATGAATTATCAAATCCAATTAATAATAGAAAAGGTATTTTATTAAGTAATAAAGATACAGAAGCAATTGGCGTAAATACAATTACGCCAGTACTATGGGCATTATACAATGAAATTCCGCCTAAAACTATCCAAAAGCCACATAAACATAATTCAGTTGCTTTGGATTTATGTATAAAATGTACCGATACTGAAAATATTTATACTCTAATAGGTGATGAATTAGATGATCATGGAAATATATTAAATCCGCGAAAAGTTCATTGGAAAGAAGGATCTATGTTTATTACTCCACCTGGTTTATGGCATTCACATAATAATATCGGAGATACACATGCATATATCCTTCCAATTCAAGATGCTGGTTTACTTTTATATCAAAGAATTCTAGGAATTATCTTAAAAAAATAATATTTAATAGCCTAAGTATGATAATTCTTCTTCAGTACAACTATTATAAAAATTTTTAACATCATTTGATATTAAAAAATTTTCTAATTCATGGCTTCTTTTTTTACTATTATCTAAATATTGGCAATATGAGTAATATTCATTACTATTTTCAATTTGTTTAATTAATTCATTAATAGTTAAACTAGTATCTGATTCATCTGATGATATTTTAGCAATCAACTTATTTTTAACAAAGTGCTTTTTTTTTAATTCATAATCAGTAATTAAATATCCTAGTTTTTCAAGACTTTGTTTGATTTGATTTTCTGGTTTAAGATTCATTTGTAAATCTCTTTCGTAATACATAGTAGCAATAGATGACATAATTAATAAATATGTTAATTTTATATATTTATTAATCAATTTTTATGGGTAAATCACAAATAATATATATTACTTTGATTAAAATTAGTATTCTAAAATATAACATTAAATTAATATAGATTTTGCAATTAAAAACTATATAATTATATATGCAAAATTCAATTCCTTGTTATGGATGGGCTCCATTTCCATATTTCCAACATTTTCTGATTATTTCTTTGTTGTTTAGTTACGTTTATTATAAAAAAATTAATGAAAAATTAAATAAAAATGTATACAGTAAAATTGAAAAAACATTTAAAAATGATATAATCACTTACTATTCAAAGATATTTATTCCTTTACTTCCTATTTTTATTATGTTATATTTAGATTTGAATTTTGGTAGTTTTTCAATGAAAATTTTAGGTGTTACTGACTATATTTCTAACCACACTCTAAATTCTCTTTTAAAATTAATGGGAGGGTATTGCCTTATTCAAGTTGCTGCACAAGATGTAGGACTTAAAACTGGAGAAATTCAAGGCGAAATTGTTAAATTACTACCATTGCAATTATTTATGTATGTTGGTGTTGCATATGCTTTAACTCAAGATAGATCTATGGCAATAATTGCTTCATTATTATATTTTCAAATGAAATTTTTTGTATCAGAAGGTATTACCAAAGATGTATGTTTTGAATAATTAGACATAAGTTTATTTAAGTACTTCTTTTCCTCTTATTTCAATTAACGCTTATATCTATTTTTCTACTTTTATTATGTAAATATAGTAAAATTATATAAATATTATTTTATAATAATAATAATAATGTCTGAACTTATGGCTGTTGCAGTGTTCACAGGAGAAATTAGTGGTAGTGTTCATTTTATTGAGAATGGTATTTTAGTTGATATTTATATTAATTTATCTGGTTTTGAAAAAAAAATAGCTGAATATGGTTTTCATGTACATGAAGCTGGTGATTTAACACTTAAATGTAGTAGTATGTGTGCACATTTTAATCCATATAATAAAAATCATAGCGGTCCTAATATTAGAGATAAAAATGGTAATTTAATGGAACGTCATGTAGGTGATTTAGGTAATATCAAAACTGATCTTAACGGAAATGTAAATTATATTATTTCAGATGATCATATCAAACTTAGAGGCGATGCAAATATTATTGGTCGTGGATTAGTTATTCATAAAGATCCTGATGATTTTGGTCTAGGTGGTCATCCAGATAGTTTGAAAACTGGACATTCTGGAGATCGTATAGCATGTTCTGTTATAGGTTATGCTAAACAAAATTTTGAATAATCATACCTAACTTTATTGAGACTCTACTCTCCCTCCCATTTCCATTAAAATGTATATCTATTTTTTCCACTTTTTAAAAATATATAAGAATAAAAATTTATAGTATAAATATATGGATACAAAAATGGATTCAACTATTGAATTTCAATGTAACATTTGTAATAAATATTATTCTAGTTATAAAAGCTTATGGAACCACAACAAGAAATTTCATAATATCAATAGTAAGTCTTCGGTAAGTCAAAGTAAGTCAACAGTAAGTCAAAGTAAGTCAGTAGTAAGTCTAAATATACCCAATGATAAAATATATAAATGTAAATATTGTAATTGTGAATATAAACATAAACAATCTAGATGGAAACATGAACAAAAATGTAATATAACTAATTTAGAATTAAACAAAATTCAAGAAGAAAATAAACAAAAAGAATTATTATTACAATTAGCAAAAGAAGAAAAAGAAATCTTAAAATTAAAGCTCAAATTACAAAAATCTACTAAAGTTGATAACATAACACTTAAAAAATTAAATAAACTTTTAATGGAAAGAAATAATTTTATAAAAAATTCAACTATAAATTCAAATAATAATAATAAAATACAGAATAATATTGTAAATAATTTTCAACTAATTGGATTTGGAAAAGAAGAAATAATAGAAACTTTAAGTAATACTGATAAAAAAAAAATTATGAATGCAAAATATTGTTCATTAGAAAAATTAATTGAAATAGTTCATTGTGGAACATATAATCAGTTTAAAAATATTATTATTACAAATATGAAAGATAATTTTATGTATAAATATGATGATACAAAAGGTCAATTTTTATTATCAACTAAAAATGAAGTACTAAATTCACTTATAAATTATAGATTAGAAGATTTAGAAGTTATTTATAATGATTTATTAGAGAAAAATAAATTGGATGATAAAACAAAAGATATAATTGAAAATTTTATAAATAAAATAAATTATAGTGATTCTAAATTTACTGATTGTGATGGAAAGGAACATGAAAATTATAAACAATATAAAATTAATGAAATAAAGATTTTATTATTTAATAATCAAGATAAAATCACTAATGATATATCTTTATTATTAATAGCTAATGAAGTAACATCTGAAACTAAATTCCTTGATTAGAAATTGGAAAAACTTCCGGATTATTCCAAATATAACTAGTTTTTGGTATATTATAAGGATTTCCTCTAATATCATAAATCATATTTCGTCTAGTATCAACAGGTGTATTCCACCAAGGTAAATTTGTATAGCCATTTAATATTGGAATGTTATTATTAGGAAATAAATAAGAATAGTTACCATTTAATATTGGTATATCTCTAACAAAATGTTCATTTGTATTAAAAAGCGAAATTACTAAAATAATAATTAATATTAAAAGTATTTCCATATTAAAATAATATTGATTTTATTTTTTAAATTTAATTATCTAAAATATAATCAAGTAATAATCTAAAAACATATATTTTTCATATATATTTCCCTATTCTTTCTCCATAAGAAAATCCATTATTAATATTTTTAATAATTGAAACTCCATTTATTGGTTTTTTATTTTTTGTTTCTTCTGTCATTGTTTCGAAAATACATCCAAATAAACAACCACAAAACCAGGCGATATTATCTAATAATATATTACTACTATCTGTTTCTTTTTTACTATTAGTCAAGCTTCCCTATTATAATATAGAAAATAAATATTATTCAATGCGAAAAAATTTATTTAAACTTTTAAAGTAATATTTATAATAGATAACATTATAATTTAATTATCTGAATCATCAAGAGATAAATCAACTATTTCATTAACATTAAGGATATCTTTCAAACTATAAGATCTAATTATATTATTATGGCTAGCATAAAATTGGTTTTCATCAAAATCTAGAACATAACAGTATTCAATAAAAAGATCATTTTTAAGTGTTCCATTTACTAAAACAGCATAACCAGATTTTAAAACTTTTTTAAATGATCCTTGACATTTTCTTAGTAAATTATAATAATTATAAGGAGTTCGAAAACCAACTGTATCATCATAATACTCTATACATTTTTCAACATCTTCCTCAGTTGGTTCATCTTCTTCTGTAACAAATTTAAGTTTTAAAAATAGTGATAACCATTCATCGAATTGATCGTTATTAATCATTTCTTTAATTTCTTCTAATAGATCTTTACCCAATCCATCAAAATATGAATCAAAATGATTATAAATCATATAATACTTTTTTTTATATCTAAATCCAAAATGTCCTCGTGTTCCCATTAAATAATATAATAATTGGAAATTATTATATTTATCAATTTTTTTAGTTATAAGAAATAATATATGGAATAGGATTTTTAATAACCTCTGGTTCTCCTTCCATATGTTCTAATGTAACTTGACTTAAATCAGCTTTTAATATTTCTATTTCTTTAATAAATTGTGTTTTTAAATTTATAATCTTAACAATAAATTCATCAACATTAATAAATTTATTCCAAACATCTGATGGTTCTTCTATTTCGTAACCAATAATACATTGTCCTTTATCTGTAGGACAAATTCTAATCTTTGTAGAAACTCGTAAATATTCATTTAGTTCTTCTATTATATAAGGATCATAATAATTTCCTAAATATTTATATTTAACTTTGATATCATTTATGATAGTATTAATGTTTAAACCTAGTATACGAATTGCTTCACAATAAGTTAAAGGAAGTCCGAGATATACCGTCATTATATAAATAATAATATAAATAACTCTTAAAACGTTATTCATATGATTTTTTCTAAAGACTTTTTATTTCTATATTTTTTCATATATTCATTACGTTTCTTTTTATATTCTTCTTCACCTAATACTTCTTTTATTTTTCTTAAAGATTTTTTACTTCTTTCAGTTGATGTAATATGATTAATAGTAATAAGTCTTTTTGTTAATAATAAGTAATTATGTCTTTGAATAGCCCACCTATTTAACCATTCATTAAAAATTTCATTTGTAGATTTTAATTGATGATCTTTTATTTTGTTAATTTTATTACATAAATAATTTTTTGAATCTGAATATATAAATCCAAAATATATACCTTTTGGATTATCCTTAATAAAATCATCTAAAGGTAGATCTAATTTTTGTAAAGTTCTACTAATGATATATAATTTATTTCTATTTTCTATTTCAATATTAAATTTTAATTTCAAATAATTTTGACATTTGTGTACAAAATCATTTGGATATTTATAAACTGAATTTCCTTTTGTAAATCCAATAAATTTTATCTCTTTTAATCTATCATATTGAACAGACTTGCCATATAAACTAGTAGTTGTTATTCCTAATAATTCATGTCCATATTTTATTCTAAAAATATCTTGTACTTCTTGACTAAATATTAATTTTGTTAAAAGTTTTCCTCCATTAAAGTTGAAACCAAATGGTTGTAATGGTACACATGTTGATATATTCATTAAATAATTTATTTTTTTATTATTAATTTTTTCAATATTTGACCATTCAATAACTTTATCTCTTGATTCTAAATTTAAATAATCAGAAGATAAACATAATATTCCTAAATATTTATTTGTTTCATTATCTTTAACCAATATCTCAAATCTTCTTCCTATATTTTGTGAATCATGATGTTTTTTTAGTGATGAAACAACTTTTCTATAATAATTCCATAAATCTCGTAAATTTTCATTATTCACTAATTCTAAACTTATTTTTATATTTTTTAAATCATCTAGTGTACCATTCCAAACTCTATTTTCATAATATTCTTTAGAATGATTAAATTTTTCTTTTATAATTTTGATCTTACCTTCATTAATTTTATAAAATGCTTCTTTTAATTCATCTTCAAAGTTATTTATATCAAATAATTTATGTTTTTTGGTTATTTCTAAACATTTATTCAAAAATTCATTACTAGTATAATCTAATTTCATGGTATTACATATTCCACAACATGGTACACAGTTATTCAAATTGTAACCTTTTGATGAATCAACTCTATCTATCCCACCAGCACCTGTTACATCATATCTTTCACAATAATCTGAAACACCACAATAAGTACATTTTTTACTTATTAATTTAATAAATTCATCTATCGATAATTCAAAAGTTATGTTTCTATTATTTGCTGATTTTATATATTGATTATAATGTGCATATTTAGTATTTTCTAAAATATTAGGATATAGTTTCCCCTTAATTAATTTATTGTAACTAGAAATATGTTCACATAATTTAATAAATTTACATTGATCTTTATCATTTTTCATAAAATTACATTGACCGCAACAAGAAACACAGTTTTCTAAAAAATATCCTTGTTTTGAATTAATTCGATCAATACCATTAACATTTTCAAGTTTACCACAATAGTTACAAACTTGTGTAAATAATGTAATGCATTCATTTTTAGATAATTTAAATTCTAGATTTCGTGTTTTAGCACTTTTTTTAACCCAATCATATTTAACATCAAAGAAATTTTTTTCATTTCTATTAACTTGACAATTATAATCAATAATATAGCAATTTAAACACTTATTATTTTTAAAATTTTCTTTATCATCGATTTTATTACATTTATTACACATTAAATTATCATCTTTTGTTTCATTATTATATTCAATCGACTTGAATTGTTTTTTTTCTCTTAAAATTTTATCTTTATCAGAATCATTTTTCCTACAATCAATACATTTCTTAAATTCATCATTAATTTCATTCCAACAACCTCTTATCCAATTTTTACAAATAATTTTGTTTTGACTTAATAATTCTACATATTTTTTATAACTTTGATGAAGTTTACAGTAATTATCATTGTTTAATGGTTTATAATTACAAATTGAACCATCATTACAAATTCCTTTACATTTTATATTTACTTTATTTTTCTCTCTATTAACTTTACTGAGTTCTCTACATTTTGAACAAATTTTAAAATCAAGTTTGTTATCATTTGGTAACATATAACTTCTACATGTTGAACATTTTTTGATATTCTTTAATTCATCTTCATTATAAATTCCATCATATATCATATGTCTTTTACAATATAACTTATTTGGTTGTGGTACCCACGAACATGGTTCGTTCTTTTGGTTTGTACAAATACATTTTTTATTCATTATAATTATATAATAATATGTATTTAAATGTAATAAACTTTCAACTTTTAAAAATTTAAACTATTAATATAGCATAAATTTGTAAAATATAATTTTACTGATGTATGTAAAGCATATAAATATATACTGTTTAATTGGAATAGGCGGCCCCAGCCATACCGCTCATTACACGAAGCACATTGTAATTAACGGCATAGATGTTGAGTAAAGAGTTGCTGTTGCTTCCGATGTAATCAGTAGTATAGTTGTTGTCACCAGCTTGGTTATCAAGGCCAAGTTTAACTTGAAGAGTAGCGTTATCAATTCTGGAAAAGTTGCAAGTTCCAGAAGGTTGATGGTCTTCAGGTTTAAGGGCGAATGAGTAAACATTGATACCATCGGCAGGGGTGTTAGAGAAGTGTTGGTAAGGTTGGACATAGTTGAAGTAGTATCCATCTCTTTCTTGGAATCTATCAGATCCGTTAAGTTGAAGTTTAGCAGCAGAAACAGGGTTGTTAGTTCCATCAATGTAGTTGCCGTAGTTGAATTGATCTTGAACATCAACACCATGGGCTTTTAAGAAAGCACTATTGGCATAGAAAGTTGAAGCTAAAGTATCAACATCCATAGACATATCAGCCATAGTAAAGTTATTTGATAAAATAACGACATTATCAACTGATGCAAAAATATTACCCTCAACAGTATTATCTGCTAAGTTAAATACAACTTGTGCTGTTACGTAAGAATTGATGTTTCCTTTATTTGCATCCCCTGCATTTTCATTAGCTGCAGGGGATGTGACTTCTGATTGAGAAGCATCTTCCTCAGGAATAATCCATTTTCCATCTTCAAGTTCAATATCTTTTCTGGTAGCTAACCACATAAGTTTGGCAAATCTTTCAAGAACTTCAGCTTCATGCCAGTTAGAATCATATGCAGCAAAAGTAGTTCTGTTAGCATATTTTTCAAGGTGAGGGGCCCATACAAGGAATTTACATGGGTGGTTGAAGTTAAGTCTGTATTTATTGTTGGTAGAACTTAAAGTTTCAGAACCAGTGAATTGTAATTGTTCGATTAAATATTCATGTGAAGCTTGAGCGAATCTTTTTCTTTCTTCGGAATCAAGGTAAACATAGTCAATAACAAGTGAAGCATCAGTCATACCAACAGAAGGTTCAGAAGCCCATTTAGTGACTTTGTTAACACATTGAACAGCAGGTCTGAAATCAATGGTAACTCTGACATCATGGTATTGTAAAGCAATTAAAGGAAGAGCTAAACCATTGTTTCTGTTAAACCAAAATTGAAGAGGAACATATAAGGTATATGAAGGTTTATCAGTTGAGTTGATAGTAGTAAGTTCAGGAACATCACCAACCATTCTAGCAAAACCTCTTTCTTGGCCAACTTTGTGAGAAAGTTCCCACCAGATGTTAAGCCAATCACCGTATTGTTCATCGATTTTAGAACCACCAATTTCGATTTTATAGTGTTGAAGAATAGCAAGACCAACACGTCTAACATATCCCCATTCTCCGTTATCAACACCAGCTACAGCTCTTAAGTTAATTAACGCATACATGTTGGTAATTAAATCACCATTTCTGTTGATGGTGCAAGTAACGGTTCTGCCAAAATCAGCAGTTCCGGTAAAGGTTTGTGGAATAGGTTCCACTGAAAAGTTAGTGTGTCTTCTATAGATTACTTTGAAAAAAGTAATTTGTGGACTACCAGTAAGGTAGACATCTTGTGCACCATAGGCGACTAATTGCATCAGTCCTCCACCCATTATATATATATTAAGATAGAAAAAATAAAAATATTTATTTAATAAATATTTTTATATATTTTTTAGAAAACTTAATATTTTTAAATTATTAAAAATAAATATTTTTATATATTTTAAAAATCTTGGTATTTATTTAAATTTTTAAACATAAATTTTTATATATTTTTTAGAAAACTTGAAATTTTTATACATTTTAAATAAATTTTAAACATATATTTTTATAGAAATAGATCATAATATAATTGAATAATTTCATCTATTTTATAAATTCTGTAAAATATTTGTTTTAATCTGTATATAATAAATGGCTAATTATTGTAATACTGCATTCATATAACATATTATTAAACATAAATATTTAATGTTTAATTTTTTAATTTATTCGTTCAAAAATATTAAAAATAATTATACTTATTTAAAGATTATGATGATATATATTGTATAAATAATGTCAACTAAAAGTAAAGGAGACATAAAGAAACAAAGCGAGATTGTTCAACAAATAAAAGAATCTCAGACATTAGATAAAAAACATAAAGAAATGGTTAATATATTTAATTTAAAAAAGACTAAAGAAGAAAAAATTTCAAATGAAATTTTTAATATTGATAAGGAAATAGAAGAAATATCAATATTAGATCATAATGAATATATTAAAAAAAAAAATAAATTAATTGAAAAAAAAAATAATTTATAAAAAAAAAAAAAAAATTTATATAAAAATAAAATTAAAAAATTTTAAATTTTAATTTATTTTTTTTTTTTTTTTTTTTTTTTTTTAATTTAATAAATATAATATATAAAAATTTATATTTATATTCATTGTTTTGAAACAA